CTGAGCCCGGCGCCGGTAAATCCTGTCCTCCTCACGCATCAGCTCGAGCGCGGAGGTGGTTCCAGCTCCCTGGGACTCCGCGAGTTTTTTGAGCATTTCATTCTTATAGTAGGCTTCTCTCTCTTTGCGCCGGGCATTTGCCCAGGCCGCCACGGAAGTGAAAGAAAAGACGCTGATGATAGCTACGATCGGAATCATTAGCGCCACATTGTCTGAATTCATGTCCATCTCCTTTGTTCGGCATATCCGCTACCCCGGGTACGACATGCCGCCAGGGGCAACGGTTGCGTTTTTTGTTTTGGCGGACTTCCCCGATCTGGCCCTCAAAAAAATGCAACCGGGCCGGAACACGGCATGTCGTACCCTGGGCAGGGGGGAGCGTGAGCGCGAGCGAAGACCGGGCCGACATCGACAAGGTTTTAGCCGGAGAGATCTCTGCTTTCGAGGGGATCGTGCGGCGCTGGCAGCGCCCACTCATCAACTTGGCGTACCGCTTCTGCCGGGAACGCGGCCGGGCCGAGGAGATGGCCCAGGAGGCGTTCCTGCGCGCGTTTCGCAAATTGCACCTCTGGAACAAGGACGCCGTCTTTTCTACGTGGCTGTTCGCGCTGGCCACCAACCTGTATCGTTCCGAATTGCGGCGAATCCCGATCCGGACTGTCCCTCTCGAGGATGTCGCCGAGCCCCGCGACCCTGGCGTGCCTGGCCGCTGGCTGGAGGACGAGCAAACGGAGCGCAGCGTGCGTCATGCTGTCTCCGCGCTGCCACCGAAGTACCGCGATGCCGTCGTTCTTTATTATTTTCAGGGCATGGATACCGCGGCGGCGGCGCATACCCTCGGCCTGTCTGAAGGCACGCTAAAATCGAGATTGTTCCGCGCCCGGGATCTTCTGCGCAGCAAGCTCGGCGGGCTTTTCGCCATGCACGATCTGAAGGAGGCATGATGGAGGACCAAGAATTGGATCGCATCCTGTCGGAAGAAGAGATCCTGCCTTCGGCGGGCTTCACAGCCTCCGTCATGCAGGCCGTACACAGCGAGGCTGCGGCCCCGCCTCCGATCCCATTTCCCTGGAAGCGCGCTTTTCTCGGAATCGCAGCCGCCGCCTTAACGCTGACTTGGGTGTTTGTCGCATTCGTCCAGGTTGTGCGCGCACCCGTCTCTTCGGCGGCAGCACCAGCTTGGTCGTCCTTCGATTCCATCCCCCCGGCGTGGAGCTTTGGGGGAACCTGGACTCTGCTCGCGCTGCTGCTCAGCTATGCATGCGTTAAACTCTCCATGAGTTTCGGCGTGCGCCGGGTGTGATCCCGAGACCCCATCCAGCAAGGAACTCCTGCTCCTTGCTTTTGTCCGGAGACGCTTGATCCGGTTCCTGATCTACAAACTTCCGCGCCTTTCCACAATCATCTACTTTCCTCTACAGCTCTCTAACTACCCTGTAATTCGGAGCTTGCAGGGTACGGAAATTGCTGAAAGAGGGCCTTCCTGATCCCTAAGGTTTGACAGTTTTTCCGACTCGTTGTCTTCTAGATTCACGCAAGCGGATGTCGAGTTTGCGTGGCTCGGAGCGGCGCGAGCCTTACCCCAACGGCCTGCACCCCAGCGCTTGGCCCTGCCATGTCGTGTTGTTCATCGGGCCGGAGAAGTGTGTCAACAAAGCTCGGCCAGCGGTACATCATCATTCAACATTCATTCTTTCGAGGGACTTGCTGTCATGACTGAAGGGCTTCCAGGGAAACCTTCCGCCCCGCGGATCGGCGTGTATCGCATGAACCAGATTGCACTGCAATCCAGCTGTCTCCTGGGAGATCCTTGCCCTGTTTGTCGTTTGCACGCGTCCTGCCACGGGCTCAAGCGCTGCCGCGATTGCCGGCGGGGAAGAGCCTGGAATTGCGAGCGGGCATACCTGACGCCGCCGGCGTTCACGGTGCAGTTTAAACAGGCATTGGCTCTCATCAACCAAGGACTGGCTGTTTTCATTCACCGCAACAAGGCGCTACGGCTGACGTTTTCCAAGATCACGCAGCTGCGAGACCGCAGCCTGAAGGTGGATGAGCAACTCCTCATGGACTACGCGCTGGGTGTCAAGTACGCCCGGGCGATCATCGAAGATCCGACCGCCGGCTGGGCGGTTCAGCCGACCGTTGTAGAACGATCGGGAGATGTGGCCCAGAAAGACAAAGAACGGGTATTGTACTTTGCCTAGTTCAAGCAAGAACGAGCTACCAAGAGAAAGCGGTCCCGAACAATGTTCCAGCGACGCGGCACCCGCAGACACAAAGCAGTTGCAGGACGACCTTGCTGCCTTTGTCAAGGCAGCCTGGCCGATCCTGGAACCGGTCACGCCGATGCAGTGGAACTGGCATCTGGACCTGATCTGCGAGTATCTGGCCCTGACGAAGGACAAGGCCTTCAAAACGGCCTTTGGGCAAAGTTGTGAAGGCGTGATCTTCAACGTCCCGCCGCGGACGATGAAGAGCCTGCTGATCACCGTGATGTTTCCCGCGTGGGTCTGGACCAGCGACCCGGCGCGGCGCTTCATGTTCGTTTCCTATGCGGAAAGACTCAGCACCCAGCACAGCGTGCTCCGCCGAAACGTGATCGAATCAGCGTGGTACCGGGAGAACTGGGGCAAGGTCGTACGCCTGGCGAAGGACCAGAACCAGAAGACACACTACGAAAACTCAGCCCGCGGACAAATGTTCTCGACCGCCATGCAGGCCGCGGCTACCGGCATGGGCGGCGACATTCTCATTTTCGACGATCCTCTGAATCCGGACCAGGCGCTATCGGAAGCTGAACGAACGGCTGTCAACCTCAGGTTCGATTCAACCTTCCGCTCGCGTCTGAACGACGCAGCCACGGGAGTGAAGATCATCGTAATGCAAAGGCTGCATGAACTGGACCTGACCGGGCACGTGCTCGGCAAGGAGCGCGGGCGATGGCAACACGTCAAGCTGCCAGCGATCGCAGAGGAAAATGAAACGTGGAAGCGTTCCTCCGGGGACGAAGTACACACCCGCAAGGCTGGAGAGCTGCTCTGGCCGCAGAGGCTCTCGCAAGCGCATCTCGACGGCTTGAAGATCGGGATGGGTTCATGGGCCTTTGCCGGACAATACCAGCAGAACCCAGCTCCGCTGGAAGGCGGCATCGTCAAGCGCAACTGGCTTCGCTTCTACAAAGACCTTCCAGAGCGCTTTGATTTCATGGTGCAGTCCTGGGATTGCACCTTCAAGGGCTCGGAAGACACGGACTTCGTCGCCGGCCAGGTCTGGGGCAAGGTTCGAGGCAAGTACTACATGCTGCCTTACCGGGTGCTTGAGCGTCTGGATTTTGGACCAACCAAGAAGGCCATCCAGAGCTGTCACGCAAGATACCCGCAGGCACACGCCATCTTGATCGAAGACAAGGCCAACGGTCCGGCCATTATCAGCGAGCTGCGGCATGAGACCCCGGGTATTGTCCCGGTGGATCCGGAAGGCGGAAAGCTGGCGCGGGCACAAAGCGTAGGGCCGCTGTGGGAGGCCGGCAACGTCGAGCTTCCCGACCCACAGCATCACGATGTGCCGTGGCTCGACGAATACATCACCAACATCTGTGCGTTCCCCAAGGCTGCGCATGACGACGACATGGACGCAACCACCCAGGCGCTGATCTACATGCGCTTCCGGGCCAACATGGGAATGCTCGAATACATTCGCCGTGACCCGCAATAAGCGGATGGCGAAGAAGCCGGCATGCGCGCCGCGCGAGCGAGTGGGCGACCGATAACCGCCACCCAGCCGGCGCGCTGTGCCGCGCGACTCAGACTGTCTCTGGAGAAACCTAGAACACTCCCATGACCGAAAGGCCGACATGAACTCTCGAAAAAGAACAACCTGGAAAACCCTGCTCTACTCTCTGCTGGCCCTTGACGCCGGACTGCTGGCAGGAATCGGCTGGGTGAATGTGACTCCACCCGCTGTTGTTCACGCTCAGACATCCGGCCAGTATCCCGAGCTGGACAAAAACGGTAAGCCGCTTCAGCCACGGCCGGGCCCGCAGGTGATCTATTCTCCCAACGACCTGTCCCATAACGGGATCGCGCTGCCCGCCTCGGGAGCCACCGCAAACACCAACGTCGTACGGCTGGGGCTGGCGAAAGAACTCACCTATTTCGTGAATTGCACGCAGGGCGTGAAGGTTACCATCAACACCTACGTCGCCGACGATCAGCCGGGTTCCACACCCAATTTCACGCTCTATGGCACCTATGACGTGGTGACCAGCGTCGCGCCGGGACCGCAGCAGCTCTTCATTGCAACGGAGTTGGCGCCCAACGCCACCAGCGGAACGCTTACGGCGTCCGTCATCCGCCTTCCTCAGCTCGCGGTTTCATTCTTTGAAACCAACGCCGGGGCCACGGCCGGAACCTGCACCGCCAGGATGATCGTTGGATACAACTGACGGGGTTCGGGGGATCGGGTGAGCTGGTGATCGGCTGAACTCAAACGCCGAATCGAATGCTATTCCATCCATTTTCTCCCGACCTCCGGAGCAAGCAATCAGCAGGAAACCTATGAACTGGACCGGCGAATACATCATCGATGCGGACGGCCTGTGCCAGTGGCAGGAAAGCATGAAGATCAGCGATCCCGCACTGTCAGAGCTCTGCCGCGAGGACCTGCTCACCTACCTCTTCATTGAAGGCTGGGTGCAGTTGGGTGTGAAAGTGGGGGTGGCCTGATGTCTCAAGGCGGCAAAGCCATCGATTCAGGGATCGTGCAATCTGTGGCCCGGGGCCTACGGCGCGCGGTCGATTATTTCTTCGGTCCGGATTTACCGATCCCTCCCAGCGCGCCGCCGGGAACTCCGCCGCGAACCACGGACTATCCCGTCGCCTACAACATTCAAATCCAGCCGCGCGACATGGAAGCCATCAGCTTTGGCCAGATGCGTTCGTTGGCGGACTCTTTTGATCTTGTCCGCATGTGCATCGAGACGCGCAAAGACCAGGTGAGCCGCATGCGCTGGGAGTTCCGCCTGAAACAGCAGCCGGACGAGGACAACAAAGCCCATGCACGGCGCAGCGGACAGGACAAGCGCGTACAGGCGATTACAGAATTCTTTCAGCTTCCTGACAGGGAGCACACCTGGCAACAGTGGTTGCGCATGGTGATGGAAGACCTGCTGGTGCTGGATGCGCCGGCCATCGTGCCCATCGTTTCCCGGGATGGCCAACTGTGGTCGCCGGACAAACCGCTTTACGGACTGGAAGTGGTGGATGGCTCGACCATCGCCCGCAAGATAGACGTCATGGGGCGTACGCCGGCTCCACCCGAGGTGGCCTATCAGCAGATCATCAAAGGCCTCCCCGCCATCAATTTCACGCGCGACCAGTTGATCTACCGTCCGCGGAACCTGCGAACCCATAAATTCTTCGGGTTCAGCCCGGTGGAGCAGATCATTTTGACCATCAACATCGGCCTGCGCCGCCAGCTTCATCTGCTGAACTACTACACCGAGGGCAACATTCCTGAGGCGATTGTCCAGGTACCGAAGGAGTGGTCTGCCGACCAGATCGCAGAGTACCAACAGTGGTTTGACGCAAAGCTGGCCGGCAACTCCGCGATGCGCCGCCGGGTAACCTTTGTTCCGGAAACCGGCGCCATCAACTGGACGCGAGATCCCAAGTTGCAGGATTCGTTGGACGAGTGGCTGGCCCGCATCATCTGTTACGCCTTCTCTATATCGCCGCAACCATTCGTAAGCGAGATGAACCGGGCCACGGCCGAAACTTCGGTCGAGCAGGCGGCCGCCGAAGGACTGCTGCCGATCCTGGCCTACCTGGCCGACACTATTAATTTCATCATCGCCCAGTATTTCCCCGAGACCACAGGCGAAATCGAGTTTGTATGGCAGCCCGACCGCGATCTGAACCTGCTCGAACAAGCCAAGATTTGGGACCTGATGGTGCGCAACGGCACGCTCTCCATTGACGAGGTACGCGAGGAGATGGGCAAGCAGGCCATCGGCGTTTCCAACGGAATCGTGACGATGCAGGGGTTCGTGCCCCTACAGGCGGCAGGAACCTCCGCTGAAGGGCCGTAAGAATCAAGTGCAAGGTTGTTGGGGAATTCATTGCTACAGAGGGTAGGGCAGGCCTTCAGGCCTGCGATCATCCGCGCTATACACTTGGTTTTAGCCACCTAACACGCGTCTCAGAAGCAACAATCGATTCGGCAAGCAAAACCTCAGCGGCTGAACCCGATTCACGACCAGATTAATCGCGGGTCTGAAGACCTGCTCCACCCTCTTCTCTTCCGACCGAGCCCGGATGCTGACACTCCATCCGTGCGCCATGAAATTGTCTCGGAGCGAAAACATCATGAAGAAGAAGTTGAAGCTTTTTGCGCAGATTGCCAAGATCGACGAAGCCAAGCGCGAGGTCTGGGGCGTGGCCACGTCGGAAAGTGTGGACAAAGACGGCGAGGTTTTCGATTACGAGACCTCCAAGCCTTATTTCAAAGCCTGGTCCGACGAGATCTCCAAGGCGACCGACGGCAAGAGCCTGGGCAACGTTCGCGAAATGCACGAAGCCAGCGCCGTGGGAAAGCTGATCGAGATCGGCTTTGACGATGATCTCAAAGAGGTGCGGGTCGCCGCCAAGATCGTGGATGACGAAGCGTGGCGGAAGTGCGTTCAGGGCGTCTACACCGGATTCTCGATTGGCGGAGCCTACGTGAATGCCTGGAACGACGGCGAGTACACGCGCTACACGGCCAAGCCGGTTGAGATTTCGGTGGTGGACAACCCCTGCAATCCCGCAGCGCACTTTACCGCGATAAAGGCCGATGGGACCTGGGAAATGAGAAAGTTTGCTCCGCAGGTTAGTTCTCCCGAGGGCGCCCCAGGACGGCGCGCTGCCGGGGTAGCAACAGCCGGGAGCATAACACAAAAAGGAGCGGATCAGCTTATGAACAAGCTTGGCGCCAAACATTCGGCGGAGACACGGGCCCATCATGAAGCCCTGAGCGATTGCATGACCAAGATCGCGCAGGCCTGCGTAGAGGCGCAAGACCACATGGACGCGCTGCTCGGCAAGGACGAAGCAGAGGGCGCCGCCCGGCCGGCGTTTCGCAAACAGGATTCGGCTAAGTCCCAGCCGAAAATGACAACCGGAGATCAACCAATGAACGAGCAACAAACACAAGACCTGGAAAAGGCTGCCGCGCATTCCGCGCTGGCGATGGCCAAGGTTGCAGAGTTGGAACAGAGCCTGGTGGGCTTGCGGGTGGAGATCAAGAGCGACCTGGAGGATCTCGGCCAAGCCCTTGCCAACCTTACCACCGCCATCGGCAAATTGAACGGCGAGCCGACTCATAAGGCCGCCCGTGCGGCGGTCCCGGCGCTCACCATCACCAAGGAAGACGACAGCGGCCGCACCGGCAAGGAGGACGAAGAAGGAAAGAGCGTTCACGAATTGCTGAAACAGACGCTGAGGAATCCTCAAAGGGCCTCGTACTATCTGCGGTAACCAGCAGTCAGCACTCAGAAACAGGCAATTAGCAAATAGCAATGACCAATGAGCCAGCTCAAGCCGAACCTAAATAAAATTGCATGTCCCGCTTCAGCTGATCTAATTGCTATCTGCTATTTGCTAATTGCTCTTTCATTTCCGGCGCAATGAACCTCAACCCATATCTTCCGGCGGAGAAGGAACACGAACGATGTTTGCCGACTTGTCCCAACAGACCTTGGATCTGCTCAACAAAATCGACGTCACCGCGCTGAACAAGACCACCCTGAGCCAGACCACGGGCTTGAATGCCTTTGATCTTCGCGGCCCGGCCATGAACCTTTATCCGGTGCTGACGCCGCTGCGCAACAAGCTGCCGCGCGACCTGAGCGACCGCGGCGATCTCGCCACCCGCTGGAAGGCGGTCACCGGCGTCAACACCACGAACCTCGACCTGGGTCTCAACCCCGGCCAACGCTCGGGAGAAATCCAGATCACGGAGCAGGACTATGTCGCATCCTACGCCGGCATCGGACTCGAGTCTTCGGTCGATTGGGAAGCCATCTGGGCCGGTGGCAAGGAGTTCGACAACAAGGCCACGGTGATCCAGGCACTCCTGCGTTCGGTGATGATCGGCGAGGAAAACTTGATCCTGAATGGCAATGCGTCCATGCCCTTGGGAACGCCTTCCACCCCGACCGTAAGCGTCTCGGCCGGCGGCAGCTACCCCGTTACCACGGGCGTGGTCGTGTTCGTGGTGGCGCTCACGCCGCGCGGATTCCTAAACTCGAGCATCGCCGGAGGCATCCCCACGACGGTGACTCGCAGCAACAAAGACGGTTCCACCACAGGTCCTTTTGGCGGCGGTTCCGGCAACAAGAGCACCGCTTCCACCGCCGTGAATACCACCTCCGGCCAACAGACGTTGAACCTCTCCGTGACGGCGGTTCCGGGCGCCGCGGCGTATGCATGGTTCATCGGGACTTCGGCTGCCAACGCTGTGCTGACTGCCATTACCACCACGAACGGCAGCGCCGGCAATCCTGTCGTGATCAACGCGGCGGGCACAGGGACGCAAGCCGCCTCGGCCATCACGGCTGATAACTCGACCAACTCGCTGGTCTTCGACGGATTCATTACTCAGGCGCTGAAAAATGGCGTGGGATATTTCCGCTCGTTGGACAACGCCTTCCTAACCGCTGACGGCGCGGCCGGCATCGTGGAGATTGATACGGCTCTGCAGTTCTTCTGGGACAACCGGCGCCTCAGTCCGAACGAAATCTGGGTCAATTCCCAGGAGGCAAAGAACATCAACAAGAGGGTGGTTGCCGGCGGCGGAGTTCCGCTATTCCGTCTGACCGTCCCCAGTGGTCCCAACGGAGACGAACCGACCATCATGGGCGGCACGAGCGTGGCCAGGTACTGGAACAAGTTCACGCAGCAGTTCCTGGACATCATGATCCATCCCAACATCACTCCGGGAACCATTCTATTCAAGACCAATGAGATTCCCTATCCGCTCTCCGGCGTGGGCGAAGTGAATTTCGTCCGTTGCCGCCGGGATTACTACCAGATCGATTGGCCCATCGTGTCTCGCCAGTACGTCTACGGCGTCTATGCCGATCAAGTGCTGGTTTGCCGTGCGCCTTTCGCGCTGGGCGTGATCAGCAACGTGGGCAACGGGTAAATTTCGCCAGCAGGACTCCCGCTCTGCAGGCGCCTAACTTAGGCCTGCGGAGCGGCTTACCTTCAGCCGCTTCCCGCCGGAGCTGCTGATGGAGCCTCACCGCGTCGCGCCCGTCCGATGAGGCTCGGGCCGGGCTTCACTCCAGCCTCCTTCCCAAGATGGAGCCCGGCCCAAAGAGACTTTTTGCGCAAAGGATCTTCGCATGTCTGCCGCACCTGACGATTTCTGCACGGTCAATGACCTCGCTTCCTGGTTGCCGAACTACAACCATAACGATGACACGAATCTGCAGAACTTGATCACGTACGGCAGCCTGCAGATCCTGACCTATTTGAACCGACCGCACATTCTGGCGTCGGTGATCGGAACACTCAACGAAATCTATGACGGCAACGATTCGGACTTGCTGCTGCCCCATTACTTTCCGATCATTGCAGTGGCCGCGGTCAGCGTGGACGGGGTGTCTCTCATGCAGTCCACCCTGCCCACTCTTTCCGGTTTTGTGTGGGACAGCCGGCGCATCCTGCTGCGCGGCTTCATGTTTAGCCGGGGCCGGCAAAATATTCAGGTCTCATACACAGCTGGATATTCCGCCATCCCGTTGGATCTGAAGCAGGCCGCGATCGAAGCTTTCGCCCTGGCGTACCGCCAGCGCACCCACATCGGCGAGAAATCCAACTCTATGGGCGGGCAGGCGAATCTGGCGTTCGATCTGAGCGATGTGCCGCCGCGCTCTGTGGCGGTCTTCAACCAGTATCGCCGGATCGCCCTGTGAAGCCTGTCTAGGAAACAACGCCATGATCGAAGTCAACGTGGATGAAGACAGCCGGCAGCGACTTGACAGTTTTCTCTCCTCCTTGAGCCCCCGGCTCATAACTGAGGTTCACCAGGCGCTCAAGACACTCTCGTACCAGGGCGTACAGAGCGGTATCCAGAGATACATCGCCGGCACGGGACCCAAAGGCGGGACGACGAACCGCTTGCTGACATCGCGTAGCGGGGCGCTGGTCGAGTCTCTGTTGGCTTCGAGCGAGATTGGACTTGATCCGCCCTTGCCCGGCCCTGGCACAACCCAGATTACGGCGCAGATCGGATCGTCGCTGCCCTACGCGCGGATTCAGGAGTATGGCGGCATTGCGGGCCGGGCCGGGCCGTTCAAGAAGAAGGACGGACGGCGGCCATACTTGCCGCCGCGACCCTATTTGCAGCCGATTTTCGACGACCTGCAAGCGGCCCTCCCTGATGCACTGAACCAAGCCGTCCAATCGGCCCTGAGATCATCATGACAAGGCAACGTGAACAAATCTATGCAGCGCTGTTTGCGCAGCTCCAAAGCGCAATGCTGGCGCCGGCGGGTCCATTCAAAACGGTAAGCCGGCGCTGGCAGGACCCCTCGCAGATCTCTCCTGCGGACCGTCCCGCGCTCTACCAGGTACAGAAGGACGAGGTGGCGAAGACCAGCGTGATCGGTACACCCATCCTCTGGAAGATTGGCCTGGACCTGGTTCTTTATACCGCCGGAGACTCGGAGCCGGGGGTGGTGCAGTCGTCGGAACTAAACAACCTGCTCGATGCGGTGGAGCTCGCGCTTCAGAGCGCAACGCCCGGCATGACGCAATCGTTGGGTAAACAAGTGAACTACTGCCGCATCGACGGCAAAATCGAGATCGTCGAGAACGTACAAGGCACGATGGCCCTGGCAGTGATGCCGATCGCGATCGAAGTGACGGCGTGAAGGCAATTAGCAAATGGCAATTCGTCTCTTAGGCGGTCAAATTCTGCCCGCCTAAGTTAGCGGGACCGGCTCATTGCTTATCGCGTAACGGAACCCTGGCATTTGCATTAGCTGGACTAATGGCTAATTGCTAACTGCTAATTGCTCTTCACAAAGGAGATTCATCCATGTTCCAGTTTGGCTCGGGCACTCTCTTTGGAGTCCCGGTTGGCGGCAATACCGCGGCCAACCCAACTCCCACCAAATTTGGCACTCTGCAGGACGTGTCGCTCGATATCTCGGGCGACGTCAAGCAGCTCTATGGCCAGAAACAATTTCCCGAGGCCGTTGCCCGTGGGAAGTGCAAAATCACAGGCAAGGCCAAGTTCGCATACATCAACGGCAAGCAGTTGAACGATATTTTCTTCGGCCAGACCCTGGGTGCGGGCACGAAGCAGATATCGCTCGATGAAGCTGCGACCGTCCCGGCCACACCGTTCCAGGTGACCGTCAACAACGCAGCGAACTACGTCAACGACTCGCGGGGCGACCAAGGCGTACGTTACGTCACCGGTGCCAAGGCCGGGCAGCCGCTGGTCAAGGTCGCGTCCAGCCCCGCAGCCGGACAATACAGCGTGAACACAGCTACCGGGGTCTACACTTTTGCCGCCGCTGACACCGGCGCCGCTGTCATCATCAGTTATCTGTTTACCGCTGCCGCCAGTGGAACGCAACTGAACATCACCAACCAGCTCATGGGGTTTGCTCCCACCGTGCAGATTCTCCTCAATCAAATCTACAACGGCAATCAGTTCAGCGCGTTGCTGTACAACGCCTTGGCGTCCAAGCTGAACTTCGCCACCAAGCAGGAAGACTTCATGATTCCCGAACTTGACTTTGAGGCCTTTGCCAATACGGCCGGGCAGGTCATCGATATCTACTCGAGCGAATAAGAATCGCTCTAGGCGCGGGCTTGGCGGACCCGCGCGTTTTGCTCACTCGGCCACTCTGGAGGATGTATATGCTCAAGCAGCAAACTGTAACTACCGCGTTGGGCCAGCTTACGGTCTCGTCCCTGACCCTGGGCGAGCTGCGGCAGCTGGATTCCTTGTTTCAGAACTCCGCGGATTCCGGGGGTTTGACTTCGTTGTTGAATTACCTGCCGGTCGTGTTTGCCGCCGTCCACAAAGTACATCAAGACCTGACCCTGGATGAGCTCGAGAACGGTCTGACGTACGATGACTTCCACGCCTTGTTCGGCGCGGTCTTGGAGGTCTCAGGATTAAAGAAGGCCTCCGCGGGGGAAGCGGCTCCGGTACCGGCATAGTCGATTGGCCTTTTGTCTTCGGCCATATCGCCACCGGTACCGGGTGGACATTCACGGAGATCGCCGCGCTCACTCTTTGGGAAGTCAATGACCTGTTCGGCTACTGGCAGGATCATCCACCCACACACGTGCTGGTGGCGGCATATCTCCTCGGTGGAAGTAAGAGCCGTTCTGCCAGTCGGCGCGCTGCTGAGCCGGCACACGCGTTCGCTGAACTCATGCAGACCATAACTGCTGCCGGCGGGAGTGTCCATGGGAGGCTTCCCGAGATCTATCGGCTCGGTAAATCGCTGTGAACGGATGAGCCAGGTCGGTATCTCATCGCGAAAACTTCTTGCGGATCGAAACTTGTTTTGCTATTCTTTCGCCCTGCCGATCCTCGGCGTGCGAAGGGCGCGCCCGGCGGTGAATATGAACAGGAGAATCCCTCGCAATGCGCAAGTCTTGGTCTTGGTTGTTTGTACTGCTTTGTCTGTCCATAGGCTGTTCGAGAACGCCAAGCAAGCAAAAAGCGGCTGAAACAGTCAACGACGCTTTTCGAGACTCTAAAAACTATCTCATTATTCGCGTCGGGCGAATCGCCTGGAGTTGCGAGGACGATGACGACGGAGTGAAACTAACCACCCCGCCAACCTGGAGCCCCGCGCAAAATGCTGATATAAGGATCGCCCAGAACGTGGGTTATGTTGCAAGTGCCCCGGACGGTAAAGGCTATTGGAAAATCAGCCTGACTGAGAAGGGCCAAGAGGTCCTGAACACCGAAAACGAGAAGCCGTACGGCCGCAAAACAGGCAATGCGTGCGACTACGAGTACGTGAAGTTCCTTATCGCCTCGCCTACCCTGGTTGAGGTAACCGAGGTCGCCGTCACCGAACGTGTTGCTGTAGTCCAGTATGCCTATAAGTGGGCGCCTACAGAGCTAGGACTCGCGCTGCGTAAGGGCGGAGAGGCTTATTCGAAGCTAACTTCCCTTGAACGCACTGAACTGCAGTATCACCTGGAAAAGGCTTCAATGCTTCACGGTGTCAACATTCCCGTACCACCCAACGATGATGTCAGCTATGGATCCATTATGCTTGCCAAGGGTGACGACGGCTGGCAATGGGTGCCTGTCCGCAAATTCTGACAAAGATCATCTTTGACCTGCTTCTAAAGGCGGTATGACTCATACCGTCATCCTTCACCGAGCTCTGTAGGCAACATCTGCCCTCTAATGGTGCTTTGTCCCGGCTCGGCATACAGGCCTTTTTGAGGTGCGGTATCATGCCCAACAATACAATCCAATTCGGTATCGGTGTCGATACCAGCGGTGTTTCTTCCGGCTTGGCAGTGATTCAATCGAACTTTCAGCAGACCACCACCGCCGTCGCAAGCCAATGGTCAGAGGCTGGCGCGACCATCGCCGGCACACTCGGGAAGGTGGCCGACAAAGCCGAGGAAACGGCCGAACGAACCAAAGAGCAGATCGATAAGGCATCCGGAGCCCTCGGGCTGTTCTCAGACCTCGCCGGCGTAAAAGTACCTTCCGACCTGCAAAAGATGCTGGTGGAGAGCAGCCTGGTGGGACCGGCCCTGGAAGCCGCGTTTGCGCCGCTCGCGGTACTGGCCTTGATTCAAACAATCGGCGAAGCCATAAACAAGGTCAGAGATCTCGCAAACTCCTGGCGCAATTTGTCGGAAGCCGAAAAGACCGCAATTACCGCCCAAGTCAACGACACGAAACAGGCGATCGCGTTCGAACGGCAGTTAACAGAGATCAAACGCGAAACCTCACTGGTAGGTAAAACAGCTGAGCAGCAAGCCCAGCTCCGCAAGCAGTTTGCCCAACAAGATCTTGAAACCTCCCAGACAGACCTGGCGACGAACCAGAAACTGCTGGCGCAATACCAGCAAATCGTGAGTCTTGCCGGAAAGGTTGAACGAGTCGCGGTCGGAACGGGCGATAACGATCTCTTGGAATTCCCAGTGGTATCAGACGAGGAGGTCAAGAATGCCCAGGCCCAAATCGCAAAGTTGCAGGGAATCTATGGCAAAGAGCTCGTTGACCTAGTTCGCCAGAACCAGGAGGCGGATGAGAAGGTCAAACTTGCCAAAGCCCAAGCTGCGGATGCTACCGCTCAAGCAGCCCGAGCCAGCGCGCAGGCCAGGATTGAAGCCGCGAAAGCTGCTGCGCAACAATTCCTACAGAGTCTCCATGAGCAACTGACGGCCGATCGGCAAAACCACGCGGTCAGCCTTGAGGAGGAGTTGCACTTTTGGCAGTCCAAGCTGGCAGCCGCCGCCAAATACCCCGATGCATATCGTCAAATAACGCAGAGGATCGCTGCGATCGACCAGGAGATTGATAAGCAACGCACGGCGAGCCAAAAA